ACAGTAGGATGAAAGTTCCTCTAGCATACGGTCCTAGACAGAAATTTTTAGCAAGACTAGAACAACAGGCAGATCTCAACCAAAAGGTTGCGATTACAGTTCCCCGTTTATCTTTCGAGATGACGGGTATTTCGTATGATAGTACTAGAAAATTAAGTCCTATCACAATCAATAAAAAGGGAGAGAGCAATACAGTAACCAGAAAACAATTCACACCTGTACCATATAATATAGATTTTGAATTGAATGTCATCTCTAAAACCAATGATGAATCATTAGAGATACTAGAACAGATAGTGCCTGTCTTCCAACCCTCTTATCAAATGACAATTAAGTTAGTTGAGGAGATGGCAGACTATAGAGATATACCTATTGTTTTAAATAGCATCTCTTATAGCGATGACTATGAAGGATCTTTCGATGAAAGAAAGATAACTCTAGTCACCATGCAGTTTACCTGTAAGACATACATCTTTGGTCCTGTTGGAACTTCAGGTCCTATCAAAAAGGCAAAGGCAGATGTTTATACTACTATGCCTTCTGCTACAGCGACCAGACAAGTTGCTTATCAGGTTACACCGAGAGCGTTGGAGGACAAGAACAAGGATGGTACTACAGAACTTGCAGGTGCTATCACTACCAGAAATCTAACAATCGAGGTGGTGGACTACACCAACATTCCAACTCAGTCATACATTGAGGTTGGTAATGAAGTGATGTATGTTAAGAGTAAATCTTCTCCAAACAAACTATCTGTTAGGAGAGCACAGAATGGTACCACTGCAGCTGCTGCCACAGCTGGTACACCTATTGACTTGATAGACGGAACAGATGATGCACTACTAACAAGTGGTGATGACTTTGGATTCTCGGAGACAACTTCTTATTATGAGTAACGAACTAGACAAAGCATTTGATATTGTTGAATCAGTATCAGAGGTAACACCTGAACCAGAGGTCAAACAACCTCCGAAAAAGGTGGAAGGAAAAGATGAAGTACAAGAGGACTATGACTATGCACGATCAAACCTTTACCTATTGGTGGATAAGGGACAAGAAGCTGTCAACGGTGCTCTTGATTTGGCTATGTCTTCTGATCACCCTAGAGCATACGAAGTTGCTGGACAACTCATCAAGCACGTAGGTGATGTAGCAGACAAACTTATGGCACTACAAAAGGACAAGAAAAATGTCAAAGAAGAGAGTGCTAAGAAGGTGGTAACTAACAACTCATTGTTTGTTGGTAGTACTGCTGACCTCCAAAAGATGCTGAAAGAAGCATCAAAGAAAAAGGATAAATAGTCACATGGCATACATCAGACACGACGAAAACAATAACCCAGTCAGTCCTCAACCAGGCAAGACTACGGTAAACCAGTTCTCAGGAAATGAGGGTTGGAGTACAGTAACGTACGAAAACTTTAACGCTGATTATCAAGCTCGCAATACTGACAATACTGCGAGAACACCTGGTACATACCAAGCAAGGAATACTAACAATACTGCTAGAACTCCTGCAGCGTATCAGCGTCACGATAAAGACAATAACCCAGTTACAGGATGACAACTAGAATCCCTACAATGTACGGAAGATACTATGTTCTCACTCTCGTATGGAGAGGTAGAGAATATGATATCACTGTGTTTAGATCTAAGTTGCAAAAACTTCAAAGACCACAAGCACAGAAAATTGCGAACAGCATATATCCTGGTAGTAGGGTAGTCAAGTATCATGAATCAGATCCAACTGACGGACCTGTAATGCTTACAACTGAGGAAGCACCAAAGGGTGCAAAGTATGATAGAATGGTAAAACATATCAAGAAATCATATTCTAAGGATGGCAACTTGACAAAGGGTGAAGAAGGTATTGCTTATGCAACTGCATGGAAGCATAAGAATAAAAAGAAAAACGAAGAAGTTCAACTGGAAGCAAAGAAATGTGGTAAAGGAGAATACTTCTGTAATGATGAGCAAAAATGTAAACCCATACCAAAGGGTTATCATGTGATGCCTGATGGAATGTTGATGAAAGGTGAGACACATAAAGAGTCTGCATGGCAACGTAAAGAAGGCAAGAACAAATCTGGTGGTCTAAACGAGAAAGGAAGGAAGTCTTACGAACGTGAGAATCCTGGTTCAGATCTCAAAGCACCATCAAAGAAAAAAGGAAACAAGCGAAGAGCAAGTTTCTGTGCTAGAATGAAAGGCATGAAGAAGAAACTTACTTCCAAAAAGACTGCATCTGATCCAGATAGTAGAATAAACAAATCCCTTAGAGCTTGGAACTGTTAATTATGAAAACTAGAATTCAAGAAATAGAATCAGAACTCCGTGTGGTAGAGGCATTTCGAGATGTTGGGCGTGCCCAGATCTTGAAATCCATGCTACAATACGAACTAGAGAAGGAGGAGTTCATCCATGAGCGAAGTTCCAGAGGATCGGTTGGATCTTGATTGGATTGATTACGAAGGAGTAATCGGTTACGATCAACTTGAAAAACAATTTACGCTTCAGATAAATCATCATCTGTATTGGTTCGACACCAAACAGGAAGCGGAGAGATTTTTAGTATCACATGCCAACTAATAATTCAGATTTTTACTTAGGTAATCCCAATCTAAAAAGGGTCGGGACAGATATAAATTTTACCCAAGAGCAAATACAGGAATACCTCAAGTGTAAAGAGGATCCTGTATATTTTGCTATGAACTATATTAAGATCATCTCACTTGATGAAGGTATAGTTCCATTTAAGATGTGGGATTTTCAACAAGATTTGATTGAGAGTTTTCATAATCATAGATTCAATATAGCAAAACTACCTCGACAGACTGGTAAGTCTACTACCTGTGTGTCATACCTACTTCACTATGTTCTTTTCAATGACAATGTTAACGTTGGTATTCTTGCAAACAAATTATCCACTGCTAGGGATTTGCTTGGAAGATTACAGTTAGCGTATGAACAATTACCTATGTGGATGCAGCAAGGTATAATTACATATAACAAAGGTAGTATGGAGTTAGAGAATGGATCAAAGATTCTCGCTGCATCTACTTCAGCATCTGCTGTCCGTGGTATGTCGTTTAACATCATCTTCCTCGATGAGTTTGCGTTTATACCTAACCATATTGCGGAGCAATTCTTTAGTTCCGTTTATCCTACTATTACTTCTGGTACAAAAACCAAAGTCATCATTATTTCTACCCCCAACGGAATGAATCATTTCTACAAGTTATGGGTAGATGCACAGAAAGGTAGGAATGGATATGCATGGTCTGAAGTTCACTGGTCTAAAGTACCAGGTAGAGATGCAGCATGGAAAGAAACAACTATTGCAAACACGTCAGTCAGACAGTTCACTCAAGAGTTTGACTGTGAGTTCCTTGGGTCTGTTGATACATTGATAGCAGCATCTAAGTTAAGAACGCTGACTTATGATGATATAATGACTAGCAATGCAGGTCTTGACATATATGAAAATCCTATTGACAATCACGATTACATTATATGTGTAGACGTATCTCGTGGTCTTGCACAGGATTACTCTGCCTTTGTGGTAATTGATATTTCTAAAGCACCGTGGAAACTAGTAGCAAAATATAGGAGTAATCAGATACGACCCATGCTACTACCAAACGTTATCTACAATGTAGCAAACAATTATAATAAAGCACACGTACTAATAGAGGTAAATGATATAGGAGAAGCAGTTGCATCACAACTCTTCTATGATGTGGAGTATGAAAACGTATTGATGTGTGCAATGAGAGGGCGGGCAGGTCAGATAGTTGGACAAGGTTTCTCAGGTAACAAGACACAGATGGGTGTCAAGATGAGCAAGACTGTCAAAGCACAAGGATGCTCTAACCTCAAGACACTGATAGAGGATGATAAATTAATTGTTAAGGATTATAACATAGTTGCTGAGTTAACTACCTTCATCCAGAACAAACAATCCTTTGAAGCTGATGAAGGATATAATGATGACCTTGTTATGTGTCTCGTTATATTTGCATGGTTAGTACAGCAAGAGTACTTTAAAGAGATGACGGATCAAGATATTCGTCGAAGAATATATGAAGAGCAGAAGAATCAGATAGAACAAGACATGGCTCCATTCGGTTTCATTGATGATGGACTAGAGGATGACAGGATTCAAGACAGTGAGGGAAATGTCTGGACTATTGATATGAATGAAAAAGAATATGCCTTAGATGAGTATGGTGATAGGTCATATATGTGGGACTATCGCTGAAGAAGCTCTGATTTCTAAATAACTATAGACAAAAATTGATTTATCATCAGGAGTACACGCATGGCTAGCACGCTTCTATCGCCAGGA